TAATGTTCAAGGAACAATATTTGTTAATAGTGGAAAATGGTATTGGGAATGTAAATCAACTGATGCAAATACAAATTTAGCTTTTGGAATTATGAGAGATGATACTCGATATACTCAAAGTGATATTTATCAAGTTGTTGGAACAATTATGTGGTATAAAGGAAATGGACAACTATTTGACAATATACCTACATCAACAGGGGGGATTAGTTCAGCTTATGGAAATACTTGGGGTGATGGAGATATAGTTTCTTGTGCTATGGATTTAGATAATGGATATTTATATTTTGCAAAAAATGGAACTTATCAAAATTCAGGAGTTCCAACAAGTGGTGCTACAGGAACAGGGGGAATTTCTATTCCAACAGGAGAATTTTTTACTGCTGTTTTAGGTAATGGAAGCGGTAGTACATCAGCATCAAGTTCAATGAACTTCGGCTCTCCACCATTCTCAATCTCATCAGGAAACGCTGATGGCGAGGGTTTTGGAAATTTTGAGTATGCAGTTCCATCAGGATATTTTGCATTGTGTACTAAAAACTTAGCGGAGTATGGATAATGAGTTACACAAATGGATTAGATAAACCAACAGATTATTTTAATACAGTTCTTTATACAGGAAATGCTTCAACAGGTCATGCAATTACAGGAGTTGGTTTTCAACCTGATTGGACATGGATAAAAGAAAGAAGTAGTACATCTTCACATTTTTTAAATGATTCTGTAAGAGGTGCTGGAAAAAATATTTATAGCAATAATACTTCAGCAGAGGGTACTAATACAGCATTATTTACAAGTTTTGATTCAGATGGTTTTACTATTGGAAATACAAATCAAGGAAATGAATCTGGTCAAACTTATGTAGCATGGAATTGGTTAGCTGGTGGCACAGCATCATCAAACACAGATGGAAGCATAACCTCAAGTGTTTCTGCAAATACTACTGCTGGATTTAGTATTGTTAAATATACAGGAACAGAATCAAATGCAACAGTAGGTCATGGATTAGGAGCAGCACCAAACCTTATAATATTTAAAAATTTAGTAAGAAGTGATGGAGATTGGATTGTAGGTGGTGACTCTATACATTCCTCTTGGGAAAATTTTTTATATTTAAGTGGAAATAATGCTAAAACTGATCTTGCACTATTTCAAGATACAGCACCAACATCTAGTGTATTTTACTTAGGTAGTGATGGTAATATAAATGATAGTGCTGGGGGTATAGTTGCTTATTGCTTCGCAGAAAAAAAAGGCTACAGCAAGTTCGGAAGCTACACAGGAAATGGTGGAAATCAATTTATCTACACAGGATTCAAACCAGCTTTAGTAATTGAAAAAAGAAGTTCTAACACTTCTGAATGGGATATGTACGATAATAAACGAAACACATTTAATTCTGTTACTAAAGTATTAAAACCAAATGCAAGTGATCAAGAAGCAACTTATAGTGGTTTAAATTTTTTAAGTAATGGTTTTGAAGCAACTGGTTCATTAAATGATTCAGGACAAACACTAATCTACATGGCATTTGCAGAAGCACCATTTGTTACATCTACAGGAATCCCAACAACAGCGAGGTAATTATGCAATTATCAAAACATTTTACTTTATCAGAGATGGAAAAATCACAAACAGCAGTTAGAAAAGGTATCTCTAATAAAGCTGGTAGTGGAGAAATAAAAAACTTAACTGATCTTTGTTATGAAGTATTAGAGCCTGTAAGAATTAAATTTGATAAGCCTGTCATTATTACTTCAGGTTATAGAAGCCCTGAGTTATGTGAAGCTATCGGAAGCAAATCTACATCACAACACGCAAAAGGTCAGGCAGTAGATTTTGAAATTGCTGGTGTGTCTAATTTGCAAGTAGCTTTATGGATTCAAAATAACTGCGACTTCGATCAATTAATCTTAGAGTTTTGGAAAGAAGAAGATAAAGACCCTAATAGTGGTTGGGTACATTGTTCTTATGTTGATGGAAGTAATAGAAAACAAGTATTAACATTTGATGGAAAAACATATACAAATGGATTACCAGAGGCTAAATGGTCGGCTGGTAAATTTGCAAACTAAGGAGAAGTTATGCTAACTAAAAAACAAAAGAAACTACCAATGGCTTTACAAAAAGCTATTATGAAGAAACAAAAGAAAAAAAAGAAAGCGAGGAAATAATGCCTTATCATACAGGACATGGAAAAAAGAAAAAAAATAAAAAAGGTAAAAAACCTAAAATGGGTAAAAAGAAAAGATAATGGTCAAAGTAGCATCTATAACAAACATTATCAAAGGTCTAAAACCTAGACAACAAAAGACTATGAAAGCACACGCTAGACATCATAGCTTGAAACATATGCGATCAATGGCAAGAGCCTTAAAAAAAGGTGCTACTTTTAAAACTGCTCATAACAGAGCCATGAGAAGTGTAGGCAAATGAGTGGATTTACTACTACCGCTACTTTATCAGAAATGATAAATAAAATGCGTTATAGAAAAAGGAGAAAAACAAGTGGCAAAAAGAAAAAGAAGAAACGTACCAAAAGATAAAAAAACAAAGATACCTAAAAAATATCTATCAGGTCTTAAAGGTGCAAAACGATCATCAAGAGCAAGGTTATTAAAATCTATGGCTTCTTTGTATAGATCAGGTGCTACTATTCCTTTATCAATGTTTAAAGCGAGAGTTAAATAATGGCTAGACGTAAACCTTTATCTACTAGAGTTGTTTCTATATTAAGAGCAAAAGCAAAGAACAGAAAAAATATAACTTTAGGAGATTTAAAAAAAGTGTATAGACGTGGACAAGGTGCTTGGTTATCTTCAGGTTCTAGACCAAAAATATCTATGGCTGGCTGGAGTATGGCGAGAGTCAACTCGTACCTCAGAGGAAGTAGAAAACACGATACAGATTTAAGAAGAAAGAAAAAGAAATGAGTAATAAATCAGCTTTACAAAAAATAGAATCACACGAGAAACTTTGTCGTATAATGCAGAAAGCAACACATGATAAAATTCACGATCTACAAAATCAAATAAATAGAATAGAAAAAATAATGCTTATCTCAGTTGGTGCTTTAATCAGTTCAATGGGATATGTTATTATGATCTTGTTAGACAAGCTGTAAAACTTTACATTTAAGTAAAATAAATATACAAGGATAACTTGTATGAGTCATAAGAAAATTCTAGTAATTTCAGATATGCACATTCCATATCATCACAAAGATTCAATAAAATTTTTAAAAGAAATCAAAAAAGAATTTAAACCAGACACAATAATTAACATTGGCGATAGTTTAGACTTTCATGCTATCTCAATGCACGATAGCAACCCTGATCTTTTTTCTGCTGGACAAGAATTAGCTGAAGCTAGAAAATATGTAAAAGAATTAGAAGATATATTTCCAATAGTTACAGAAGTAGATAGTAACCATTCTAGTCTAGTTTATAGACGAGCATTGAAACATGGAATGAGTAAAGAGTTTTTAAGAGATTATGGAGAGTTCTTAGGTACTAAAAAATGGAGATGGGTAGATGATTTAACACTTACAATGTCTAATGGTCAAAGATGTTTTTTCACTCATGGTAGAAGTGCTGACATATTAAAGGTTTCACAAACTATGGGTATGAGTGCAGTTCAAGGCCATTATCATACAAAGTTTGTAATATCTTGGTGGGCTAATCCTGATAATCTATTTTTTGGATTAAACGTAGGTTGTTTAATAAATCAAAAGTCTATGGCTTTTGCATATGCTAAAAACTTTAAAACCAGATTTATATTAGGTTGTGGAATTATCTTAAATGGTATCCCTAGACTACTTCCTATGGTTTTAAATCAAAAGGGAGATTGGATAGGTAAAATTGTTTAGATTAAAGCCTTTAAAGGCACAAGGAACGACAGAGAGGGCTACTGATAAGCAAATAGGTGGCAACCATTATAAAAGTAAAAAAGGCCATATACAGCCCATAGAATTGATCGTAGCACATGATTTAGATTTTATAGATGGCAACATAGTAAAATATGCTGTGAGAAATAAAAAAGGAGAGAATCCTAAAGAAAGATATGATAAAATAATTCATTATTGTGAATTAGCAAAGGAGTTAAAATGTGGTTGAATTTATTAAGTTTGGGTGTAAAGACAGGAGCAAAGATTTACCAAAACAAACAACGAACAAAACAATTAATGTCAGATGCTCAGATGCACCACGCAGAGCAAATGGCGAAAGGCGAAATTGAATATAAAG